GTATTTTTTAGGAACACCTGTCTTTTTGTCTTTTGGAACTCGCCTTAGTTTTCTAGTCACTTTTTAGTTTTCTTTTTTGCAGTGGGCTTAGTTTCTTTAGGCTTTTTAGTTTCCTCTTCGCCTTGCACCTTAAAAATATATCCCATTATTTTTTACCACCCTTTTTTACTTTTTTCTTTTTACCCTTTGGTTTCATTGATCCATAGTGTGAAGGCATAACAATAAAAGTAGCTGTAACTATATTACTTCCTTTTACGTTTTTTAGCAGTTGTTAATGCAATGGCTTGAGCCTGCTTAAGTGTTTTACCTTCTCTCATAAGCTTACGAATGTTAGCTGAGATAATTTTTTGTGATTTACCTTTTCTTAATGGCATAGCTATCCAAAGTATTTGTTAAGTATGTCAAAGTCTTCATCTTCAATAGCCAATACATATAGGCCTTCAACTAATCGTTGAAAGTCTTTTTTTTCACGACCACTAGATTTTTGTATTGCATCGTGAATTTGTTTTGGTACTCTTTTGTTTTTTGGAAACTTGTTGATAAGTTCTGCCGCTTCAAATAGCATCATAAGTTTTTAAGGGATTGGTCTAAAGTTGCATCTACCCATTTATACAAGCGGGGTGCTTTCTCTTGCAACCCCTCTGGATTAAAAATATATTGTGTAAAAGCTTCTGCGAATTGTTCTAAATGATTAGATCGACTATAGCCAGTAACATAAGTCATACCTTTATCTTTTGCATATTGCCTGCCAAGATTTAAAGCACCAGATTGATAGTGTACTTGGTGTCCCATCTCATGTACCAGAGTATCTAACCAATCAAATGAATCGTCCATTGGTGAACCATTAGTCCAAACTTCGAAAATTCCCTCTCTACGACCTTGCATATATCTGTCGTATTTAGTTCCTTTGAATTTTGAAAATTTGAAATTATTGTCTAAAGTTTCTTGCGATATTTTTTTCATCTTTTTAGCAACATTTACAGTTACTTTTCTGGTTACGTTTTCTAATTTGGTATGAATCATTCCTGATTGAAAACTTGTAAAGCCAGCTGTACCCTCAGTTGCATAACCAAACAAACTGTTAGTTACTTTCTTTTGGAAATCATATTTAGGTAATTGTCCTTTTTTTAGACTTTCAATACTTTCATCGAATAATGTTTTGCGTGAAGTACGTCTCTTTTGAAACTCATTACTGCCATAGCCATTCCATATACGTTTCCAATCTTTCGTATTTGCTGGTAAATCCTCTACAGGTAATGTATTAATGTATTCAAATCTTTTGTTAACAGCCTTATGAGACTCTGCGAAAGCTTTTAGATTATTACCTGTCAAAAATCTACTTTGTAAATTTGTGTATGTTGGGGTTCTTTCATAATCCATGTTGTATTGACTAACAGTTTTTGCCTTCTTCATAAATAGTCGCATTCTCTTCACATTCCTTTCAGTTAAACCTCCCAGTTTCTCTAAGCTGTCCAAACTATCCTCGGTAAAGTCCTGAATATTCCCAATCTTGTTTTTAGCCAGCCACTTATCAACACCTTCAGTAGTCATAGTTGGTGATGTTTTAATCTTGGGTGCTTTTGGTGCTGCTACCTTCTTAGCCACTACAGGCTTGGCATAAATTTTCTCTAACTTATCTAGTGGTAGCTCTGTACCATCATTCCTTATCATTTTTCTTATTGCCGCGTGTCCAGAGCCTTCTTTTTTTGCTAATTTCTTAAAAATATCTACTTTTTGTTCTGTGCCTAGAGTCTTTACTTGTAGTTTTTTATCTTGCTGCAGTAACCAATCACCATATTGTGTGCCTTGTGGGACTCTTCCAGTAGCACTAGGCCTGCTAACTACCTTTCCTACTGGCGGTTCTGTTAAATCTTCAAACCCTTTGCGCTTACTTAACCCTTCATAGTCAACAACTGGAACTGTTGTAGACCTACAGTTGAAATGCTGTGGTGGCGTTGGTCCTTTATTATACTGAAACTTTCTACCATCTAGCCTTTTACATACGTTGCTAGTCTTGCTGTCTAGCGTTGCAACATATTCATATCTTGGTGCAATTTTTTTATTAGCTGCATATACAGATTGAGAAGCCTGATTCTGTACCTGATTAACAGATGTTCTTACTATAGTTTTGATTTGATGACTAGCTAATTTAACAGCCTGACCACCTGCTGCAATTTTTTGTTTTGTAGTAGCAACCGCATCAAATTGTAATGTACCCGCCAATCTTTTGGCAATAACGTCTACTGACTCTCCACTAAAGACACCAGCTCTAATAGTTCTAGCCAATAAAGCCTGATTCCTTCTTGATATCCCTCTGAAAGCTTTTTCTACTGTTTCGCCATTAGGCAAAGTCATCATTGCACCCTGCCTAGCTGTTAGCTCAAACTTACCCGACCCAAACTTAATAAAATCATCTTCAGTAAATTGTTTGCTGGTAAATATATTGACTTCCGTAGGGTCTGTTTTAACAAATGAAGTTGCATATCTTTGGTTAACAGCAACTGAGTTTATTGGGATACCGCCAGACTTTACAGCTTTTTGTAGTTCACCTTCTATAAACCCTGTCTGTATTTTTGCTAAACCTTCCATTTCTTTTATCATTTGCTTTGTTACGTCTTTATTCCATCTGTCCATACTTGCTTTTGACTGTGCGAGTATTGCTCTTAATCTTTTTCTTGTTTGTGGTGCTACAGCTATATTAACCCCTGCTTTCTTTTGCCTTTTGTCTAGTTCAACTAATTGCTTGGTGGCATCATAAATTACTTGGATATAGTTTTCTACAAATTTATTAGCTACTGCATTGCTATATCTGTTAAGGTCAATAGTCTCCCTAAAGAATACCTCTGGAATACTCATTTATCATTCTTCCTCTGGTGCCTCCTCCTCTTCATCTTCAGGCTCTGGATCAGGCTCTTCAGGTGGTTCTGACTCTGTTAGGCCACCGCTTTGTGTGCCTTCGATTTCTTCCTCTACGTCAAAGTCATCTCCCAAGACCTCCCCAGCAGATAACTGGTTCAATAAAGTTTCTTGTGTAATAGTTCCAGCAGTAAACAAAGTTAGTAGGCTGGTTATTTCCTGTGGCTGTAATCTAGCAGAAACAAAGTCTCTATTAACAAAGGAGCTACCCGCATTAGCTTCATTCAAATATTCGCTGTGAAATTTTAAGCAGTTATCTATTAAGTCTTGCATCTGCTGCGCTATTACCATCATGGTCGAATCATTCTGCGATCTGTCTATCTGCTTGGCTTCTGCTGATTCTCCTACTAACTTCTGACCTAGTACAGCTGCTAGTGATAGTGTGTTTATTTGGTCTTTAATATCAGCAAGTCTTTGGAACTGGCTATCATAACTGTCTCCTGATGGACTAATATATTCCATTCTTGACTCTGGTGGTAAAGAGAGCGCCTCACTGGGTCCAGTTGTTATTTCATCAGCGTTGGGATAACCAAAGACAGCAAGCAATGGTACAGAACTGATGTGTAGAATATTATCTAGGTCGGATTGTATTTGATAATGTTTTAGATTTAGTTCTGCAATGTCATATAGTGGGCTGCGGCTTTCGTAGTAACCAACTCTATTTGAGTATGCAATAGCAAAAGGAATCTTATCCTTAAGGCTCATTTCCCCTTCATCAAATAATCTATACTCGTTTTTCTTATCGTCTTTTCTGTGAATCTCATATCTACCTCTTTCTAATACTCTAATCTGCTTAATAATCTTATCTCCGTACTTTCCGTCAGGCTCTACAACTTGTTCCATCAATCTAAGCTGAGTCAACTGCCTTGAGCCTTCAATAATTTCAGATCGCCAGCCTAATATATCTTTTGGTGTGTAAGTAACCCAATATGGCCTAGTCTTATCGCCTTCTTTAGGTGCATCTACTAAAACACCGACATGACCAAAGCTTATAGCTTGTCTTGCTGTTTGGTAAAGCCACACATTGAGATCATTGCCTTCTAAATCTACATCGAATAGTTGCTCTCTTACTAGGTCTGTTACATCATCTAGTCTTACTGGCTTTCTTACCAGCATACCTGAGAGCATTTTTTCTATACGCTGCAAATATGGTACTACTGTTGACCTACTAAGTCTTACGTCATAACTATCGTCAGTTTCTCTAGCCTCCTGTGGTAAATATTTCCTATGTTCACTTCTGATCTTATATGTCCCTTCCTTCAAGTCTGTAATCAAGTCCCAAAACTGAGCCATTCTTTGATAGGCCGCATTAGGGCTGGCAACTGTTGTAGCAGCTTGTGTTATTGGCTGATTGTAAATATTTAGTGAGCTATACACAGTTTTGCCTCAATAGTACCATGTTCTTAATATATTCTAATGCCTGTAGGTTTGCCCGCACGTGCAAATAATGGATTGAACTCTCTCCAGACTAGATACCCTAGTGCATCATTCATGTGATCGTAACCAGCATCCTTATCTGGTTCGCCCTTATCTGTATAGCTTTGTAACTCAAGACATTCAATCATACGTCTGCAACTGGCATTGATTTGTAAACGTACTTGCCCTTTTCCGTTGCATAACAAACCCTGTACGGCAGAGACTCTATCTCTGATTGCTGGATTGCTTTTGGCTGAAAGATTAGTGAAGCCATAGGATTCAAGAATCTGTATGTCTGTTTTTGCTGCATTAGTACTACGATTGCCACCCGATGCATCAGGGTAGACGTAAATCTTATTAGTAGGATATCTACGCTGTATTTCCTGTGCAAGTGCGTCTGTATCATGTGCAGATACAATCTCATCAATTATTAACAATTTTTCCCCTAATTTAATTCCTATAACCGCGCTCATATTTCCAATATTAAAATCTACACCTATCCTTAATGGCTCCATCTGGATACTTGGAATAGTATCGACAATATTATCTTCTCTTACGAATCTGTCATATACCTGCCCAGTTGTTAGGTTGGTAAACTCTCCGTTAAGGTAAGCTTGCAGCATACTAGGGTCGTAGTTTGCTTGCATTCTCTCTATAAAATCCTCTGGTAAGTGTGGATTATCTTGCGTCCTCATTCTTATAAGTTTTCGGTCTGTTCTTTCCTGTGCTGCCTCTGATCCAAAGGTATTCCACATCCATCTAAAACCCTCTGGTGTGCTTGCTGCGCAAAACTGCCTGACATTACCAGACCTTAACCTACCTAAAATCTTTGGAAATGCCCTATCACAAACAGATGGGGCAACTGTATCTATTTCATCTGCTAGTACGAAAGCTAAATTTAAACCGATTATGCGTGACCAGTTCTCAAAACTTCTGCATAATATTTTTGTATCGCCATCAGGTAAATGCAATATGTACTCTGGTAATGGACTAGCCCTGTATGAATAAGGTATTTCATAAT